TAGGTTTACAACAAGCAATAGAACTAAAAATTAGTAGTCTACACGTTCAAGGGGACAGCCAATTAGTCATTAATCAAATGAAGGGTCTATATCAATGTAATTCACAAAATTTAATTGCGCTTTACGAAAGGGCTAAGGAGTTAGAAAGTAAATTTGAAAAAATTCATTATGAACATATTTTACGACATTTAAATAAACGCGCGGATCATTTATCAAATATAGCAATTATGAAGTATTATAAACCATAAATAGTATCTACAAATATGGCTAACAACATTGGAAATTGCCACGTGCTAAATATTTTTGAATGATCCATTTTTTTAAATACTAATACATCAATAAAAAAATAAAAACTCAGTAATAATGCTATAAATAAACATATTACAAATAATTTTTGTAAGAATGTGTTTTTTATCATCAATATAAATTAAATTATATTATATTTTATTTTATTAATATTCCAATAATTGCACATTCAAAACCTTGTTCGGCTTATATTTCAATATGTCTAGTTCCTTTTTTGTGGTTGGAAATTCATTTGCTCCATATATATCTTGTAACATAAGCCATTCAAATAATCCCCCCATATAAATATACACATTGTAGAAACCGAGAGAATATAATTGATTGTATTTTGCGTATAATTTTTCGTCATTACAATTTCGCCCGTAAATCAATATTTTCACTTGTTTATTACCAAGACGTATCAAATTATTTATTAACTCTACTTCCTTATGAATATTAACTGTTTTTTGTATTAAACAATCTTGCTCACCTTCATTTAAAGTATTTATTAAAATATGGTTTTCTGAATTTTTAATTACATACTGAACATCTTCATAATTTATTTTTTGTATTGATTGAGAATTCCCCATACATTACTATTGAATAGATTTTTAAATATTTATACACACTTGATAATAAATACACTTTTGAAAAAGTGGAGCAAAACATATTATATTTATTTATTGACTAATTTTGAAAAATCTCCATTAAAATAATGAAAGACCAAGAAGCTAAAGAGTCCAATGATAACATCTATCAATAAATAGATCCACGAGTTTTTATTACCGATAATTGCATTATAAGCAAATAAGAAATATAAAAGCGAATGTAATGGTCTTAGATCATTCCACCATATTTTCTCTCCAAAAACCTCTTCACCTCTTTTTCGTGAACCAGTTAAGTAAATGTAAGCAAACCCAAACGCAGGCAATAATGCCAAGTAACCTAAATAGGGCAAATATGTAATATTGCTGTTTTTTGCGATAATAACAAATAATGATCGTGTACCAATACAACCAATTAAAAATAACAAAAAACGTTTCTTTATTATGACCACCTTTGATGGGCTTTGTTTGCTTTGCTAGCTGGCAAAGCGATAATTTATAGTCTTTATCAAGTGTAAAATTTTTTTCTAAAACTCTTTTAGCATTTACTTTTTGACCAAAACCAATCCAATTCCAAATATTATCTAAATCAATAACAAAGTCTTTTGTTGTGTCACAATTCAAATAACAATAAAAACTTGATAAGAACAATTTTTGTTCAAAATTTGTAAATTGTTCTTTTATTTTTACCAGCAATTTCACGTTATAGTCCTTGGATAACTTCGTTACCGGATTGTTTTCAATCAATGTAACTATATCTATTTGTTCCGACATTTATAAATAATATAATCGTTTTCTTTATATTGTTTATGTGTTATATACTTTAACTTTTAAAAAGCGTAAGCTTTTATTTACAAAATAAAAATACTAATTGAAATGAACCACGATCTCAACCTCTTCTTTCTTAATGCTTTTTGTAGCGGAAATCGATAGTTCCTCCCTCTTTTTTCGTGTCTTTGAATTATCAACAACTGTTTCCTTTCTTTTCGACGTACTATTACGATTATTCATATCTTTTTCAATCGTATCATAATTTTCCTCTATGTATTCAATCACTTTATTTTCAATAGCCCATTTAAAAAAATTCAATTGTCCGATTGTTGTTTCAATACTTGTATCATTCTTATACGGAATGCTGATCCTATCCCAGCGGCAGAAAGGATCAAAACGTTTCTTACTATATGCTTTCAATTTGAGCTTGTAATCGAAGTAAACTTTGAATCGAATTGTATCTCCGTTGGATGAAGTAATCGGATATAACGTATAGTTCTTTTTGGCATAATTGGTAGCAAACCAATCGACAATACGAAGAGATATTTTTGATTCACCAGTAATAATTTTTAGCATTCTACTTAAATATGTTTCGTTTTTATAAAATTCCATTAAATTATTTAGCAACAATTGGTTTTGCGTAGTATAATTGGCATTTGCGCTCATTATCTTAAAATTCAATAATTTATTTAAGTCTTTTATAATTTAATATATTTATAAACATTTGACTGATTCAATTTTTTAAATGTATAATAATTTTTTAACTTATATATATATAATGTCTGATTTTATGAAGACCTATTTTGGCCCTTTAAAGAAAGAATATTGCTTCTACTTTCTTTTACTCTCGATGTTTTTCTTTTTTGTTTTGGTATTTACTATTGTAGGAGAATTGTATTTCTTGGTTAAACATTCGAATAAATTAAATTTTAGAATTTTTGTTAGTGGTCTTTTATTAATGTTTAATGCATTTATTGCTTATTTTGTAAATAGATTATTGTACTCAATGTGTACTGAAAATTATCTAAAATAAGGTAACTATTTTATTCATTTGTTCTTGTTTTCGTAGAACCTTGTGTTGTATTCATTGGTTTCAAAAATTGATCTCTAATTGATATATCAGTTATATAACTAGTCTCGCCTAAAAAAGGGTTAAACCCTATTTGTTGTACCATATCTCTATCAGCTATTTTAGAATCTAATTCTTCTCTCTTGTTTGATACCTTAAAACCAGCATTGGCAGCACTTTGGTTCAATAGTTCCCAAGTATTTTCATCGTGATTCAATGACGATGTATATGCAGAAGTATCCATTTCTTGACTAAATTGTTTATTTTCTAATTCTTGAACGTGTTTTAATCTTCTAGATCTTTCATATGGTTCACCTTTTGTCCATTTCCATTCCATATTTATTAATAATATACAATGTTTAAAATATTATTAATAAACTTATTATATACTTTTAAGAAAAGTATACCAAAATATAAAATACTTTTAAGAAAAGTATACCAAAATATAAAATACTTTTAAGAAAAGTATACCAAAATATAAAATACTTTTAAGAAAAGTATATCAAAAATAAAATATATACTTTTAAGAAAAGTATATCAAAATATTATTTCACAATACTAATTTTAATATTACATTATTTATATGACGATTATTAATGGTATTGAAATTGATGACATCCATTATAAATTGAATGATATAAAATATGCTATATCAAATAATGACCCATTAGAGAAAAAATTAAATGTAATCATTGTGCTTTCGAATCCTTGTTTATATGCAACTAGATATATTTTATTTAAAGAATTCGTTAAAAGAATGGAAGAAGAAGAATCAAATGTAGACTTATACGTGGTAGAATTAATTTATAAAAACCAAAAATTTATAATTACCGATAAAAAAAATAAAAAACATCTACAACTAAAAACCGATATCCCTATTTGGCATAAAGAAAATATGGTTAATTTAGGTGTAAAATATTTGCTTCCTACAGACTGGAAAGCCTTTGCTTGGATAGACGCTGATATTGAATTTGAAAATAATTCTTGGGCACTAGATACATTGAAAATATTAAATGGGTGTAAAGACGTCATTCAAATTTTTAGTCATTGTATTGATATGAATAAAGACGAAACAAATATGAATTTTTTCAACAGTTTTGGATATAGTTTTAGTAAAAATAAAAAATACACGACCAAAGGGTTTGATTATTGGCATCCTGGATATGCGTGGGCAATAACTAGAAAAGCTTATGAGAAAATTGGCGGATTGTACGATAAAGGTGTTTTAGGATCAGGAGATAATGTTATGGCAATGTCATTTATTAATAAATGTGAAAAGATTACCAATGCACAATATTCGGAAGATTATAACAATAGTATGTTAGAATATCAGATTGCTGCAAAGAAACTTAGATTAGGGTATACTCCAGGTGTTATTCGCCACTATTATCACGGTTCTAAAAAAAATAGAAAATATACAGAACGGTGGCAAATACTAATGAAACATTTGTATTCTCCAAAGGAACATTTAAAATATAATGAAATTGGCTTACTAGAGCCATCTGAATCATTTACAGAAGAGTTTCAAAATGACATTTTAAATTATTTCAAAGAGAGAAAAGAAGACGAATAAGATAAAATAGTATTTTAGTCATTCACTTTAATAATATTTAATTGTTTTGTGAACAGAAACTTTTCATCCGTCCTTCTTCGGCGTTTTAAATTGCATTCTAGGCACGCTAAATGAAAATTATCAATATTATGTCCTAGATCATTATCTATTCTATCAACCGACCATTGTCTCATCTCTCTTGAAATATCATATAAAACATTCATCTCGTTTTTACAATATCTACACTTTAATTCACATTCTAGCATTTTATTTATAACTGATTCAAATGTTAAAAATTTTGAATCAGTTAACATCTTTTTCAATTTATCTTGTTGTTTATAACTAGAGATTTTTTTGTTTATCTCTCGAATAGCGATTTTAGAAATGTCATCTGTAGAATTAAAATGATTGTTGGATATATCGATTATCATTTTGATTTGATTTTCATAGGAAATTTGTTCGTTAGAAAAACCCCATTTTTCAGCAGGTAACCGTTTTTTACGCTTCTTTTCTATATTCTCATTGTTTTCACCAATATTAATTAAATTCTTGATTTTATATTTGTTATTTGTACCAGTGATATTTATTTGTTTTGAATTTGTATCATCCATTGTATTAGTATTAATATATTATGTTTAAAATCTTTTATATTTAATAGTATAATTTTGTAAACTATATAGAATTATACTATTAAATATATATTTTGCGAAAGTGAGTTAAACTTAATACTATATATTATGTTATACAATGGAAGAAACTAATACAAATACTGTTGTTAATACAGATGTATGCCAAGAATTGAAAAATATCAAATACAAAACAATGTTATTAAACGGCGTTCAAATAACAGAAACGAAATCATCAAATGATCTATCAAATTTAGACAAATTTTTAGAAGCTGAAAAAATAAATAATAGTAATGAGCCGTGGTGTAAATTAAATAAAACAATTAAGACAAAAAAAATATTAGAATACGTAGAAATATATAGCAAGGAAAAAGAATTGGATGAAAATGAAAGTAAATTATTAATTAATTTTTTAAAAGATAGTATTGACAAGAAGAAGTTATCTCGAGTAAAAGATGTAATTTATGATAAGGTAAACGGTATTGTTAAGGAAATACCTGCATTAATATATACTAAATCCAACAAACATTTTACATTAAAAAATCTAGATAAGCGTGTTTCTACGTTAAAATCTTTAGCTCCAAAAAAGAGCAATGGATCAATTAAAAATAAATTAATACAAAAAACCGAAAAAGAAAATGACTCTGAATCGGATGATGAAACCTAAGGATACCCATATTATAGTTTTATTGTGATGGTAGGTTTTATTGTTTAATAATAAATATTAAAAACATTTAAAGTAATATATATAGTTTAATGTTTCTTTCCGACTTGGAAGATTTAGAAGATATTACAAATACAATAGTCTTCGAAGATGAACCATCTATATTTACTGAAGAATACGCGATTGATCTAGTAGAAACCGCGTTACAGTTAATGGACGAATATATTTATCATAATCCTCACGTTGTATCTGAACCAGATTTTCACGATATTTTGCTGGAAGAAATAAAAGATATATTTTATATTCAAATAGAAGATTATATTGAAAATGAGAAATTAATAAATAGCGATGATATTGAAGACGATATGAATGGTCTTTTAGAAGACGCGTTTCAAATTTTTGTTACTGTATTTTATCCCGATAAATCTCTTGATAGTAAAGATTATGACATTGAATATCATCATACCGAAGAAGAAATTGATATAATCGGTGAAAAAATTCAACGATTGCGAGATATTCCTCAACCCGATCAAAGAACACCAGAATGGTATAATTTTCGATGGAACTTAATTACTGCCAGTAATGCATGGAAAGCATTAGAGTCACAATCAACCATTAATCAACTTATTTATGAAAAATGTCAACCATTAAAACCACTCAATTCGATCGAAGAAGAGGAAGTAAAAATGGTAAATACAAATACACCATTACATTGGGGGCAAAAATATGAGCCTATAACAGTGCAAATTTATGAGCGTGATTATAAGACCACTGTAGAAGATTTTGGTTGTATTCAACATCATACGTACAAGTTTCTTGGTGCGTCTCCAGATGGAATTATCGTAAATAAAGAATCAGATCGATATGGTCGTATGTTGGAAATTAAAAATGTAGTTAGTCGAGATATTAATGGTATTCCAAAGAAAGAATATTGGATACAAATGCAACTGCAAATGGAAGTATGTGATCTCGACGAATGTGATTTTTTAGAAACTAAATTTACGGAATATAGTGACGAATCTTCTTTTTTAAATGATGTAAAAATAAATGAACATTGTGACCGCGATTTAACAATATCAAATGATAATAAAACAAAGGGTATTATTTTATATTTTCATACAAAAGAAGGAAAGCCATTTTATAAATATAAACCTCTTGAAATAACAAATGAGAATGAAATTAGATGTTGGGAAGAAACTGAATTGGAAAAATACGAATCCGCTCCATATAATTATACATTTTTGAAATTTATTTATTGGAAACTAGAAACGATCAGTTGCGTATTAGTACTAAGAAATAAAATTTGGTTCCAAAATAATATTCACCAGTTAGCAAAAGTGTGGAAGACGATTGAAGAAGAACGTATTAGTGGATATGAACATAGAGCTCCTGTTAAGAAAGCTAAGAAAGAAGGGTTGAAACCATTTATAGAAAAAGAACAAGGTTGTTTTCTTAAATTTACAAATATAATTACACCCTCGGTAATTTAAAACGCCGTTTTACAGAGTAAAAAATATCCAAGGGTATAAAATCAATAGTAGGAGTTTCACCTACGATGGTCTTACTTTTTCATCTTCCTTGTTTTTACTTGAAGATGTGAAAGACG